CAATGACGAAGGACTTGAGTGTGGGGTCGGATGTCTTCAATGTTAACTCAATTGATAATTCTGTAAGCATAAACAAGGCTGTTGCGTCTAAAGACTTTGACGTACTTGGGGACACGATTATCGAGGGACTCACGGGCGATGTTTTGACGTTGAAGAGTCCGTCTGAAAATGGCGAGAACTACATACTGTTCACAAACTCATTAGACAGTGACAAGGGATGGGTTGGTTACAGAGGGACTAGTAATATCCTTCAGATTGACAACTTAATTGATGACATAGAGATATCATCACTTACGGGGTCTGTTAAGCTCTCATTAGGCGCGTCTGTGAAGCTACATACAATAGCTACGGGTGTTGACGTTAATGGTGAGGTCGTTGCGGACAGCCATGTTACTAGAGGAGGTACATCTAGTGACTTTGTCAAGGGCGATGGTAGCTTAGACTCAACTGACTATCAGGGTCAGATTGACGCTGAGGAGAGCGCAAGGATTGCGGCTGATGGGGTGCTTCAGACGAACATTGACGATGAGGAAACTGCAAGGATTGCTGCTGACAGCACCTTGCAGAATAATATTGACGATGAGGAGAGTGATAGGATTGCTGCTGATAGCACCTTGCAGAATAATATTGACGCAGAGGCAACAACTCGTGCTAACGCAGATTCAAGCCTACAGACAAACATTGACGATGAGGAGAGTGCAAGGATTGCTGCTGACGGTGGCTTGCAATCTCAAATAACAACTAACGATAGCAATATATCTGCTAATGCTACTGATATAGCAACCAATACTAGTGATATATCAACTAATACAAGCAACATAGCTACTAATACTAGTGATATAGCCGCTAATACGGCAGACATTACAACCAATCAGAATAATATAGCGGCAAACACTAGCGATATATCAACTAACACTAGCAACATAGCTACCAACACTAGTAATATAGCTACTAACACTAGCAATATAACTACCAACGCTAGTAATATATCTGCTAATGCTACTGATATAGCTACTAACACTAGTGATATAGCTGATAACACATCAGATATAACAACCAATCAAAATAATATAGCGGCAAACACTAGCGACATTGCCACCAATACTAGTAATATAGCTGCCAACACTAGCAACATAGCTACTAACACTAGTAACATTGCGACCAACACTAGTAACATTGCGACCAACACTAGTAACATTGCGACCAACACTAGCAACATTGCAACAAATACATCTGACATAACTGATCTTCAAAATGACAAACAAGACATTAGCGAGAAGAATCAAGCTAACGGATATGCCCCTTTAGATAGTGGTGCGAAGATTCCAATAGCTAATTTACCAGATTCCGTTGTTGGTCAAGTAGAATATCAAGGAACTTGGAACGCCTCTACAAACACCCCTCAATTGATTGACCCGCCAGCCTCAACTACAAAGGGATATTACTATGTGACAAATGTTGCAGGCACTCAGTTTGGATTATCGTTTTTAGATGGCGATTGGATAATTAGCAACGGTAGTGGATGGGACAAGGTAGACAACACAGATGCGGTTACAAGTGTATTTGGCAGGATTGGTCCAGTAGAGGCAAATGGAGGTGACTATGCTTCATTTTACCCTCCACTTTCAAGGACTATAAGCGCAGGTACAGGACTAACAGGCGGTGGTAATTTATCAGCTAATATAACAATCAGTCATGACAATACTTCTTCACAGCCTAGTGTTGATAATTCAGGTCTAACATTTATTCAAGATGTAACGCTTGATCCTTTTGGTCATGTGACTGGGTTGGGGTCTGCAACTGTTACTTTGCCTACTGTTAATAATAGCACAATTACGCTATCAGCAGGCACAGGATTATCAGGTGGTGGTGATTTTACGCTTAATCAAGGCAGCGCAGAAACTATCACCTTCAACAATACGGACAGAGGCTCATCACAAAACATGTTCAAGAATGTTGCGGTTGGTGGTCAGTCTACTATTGTTGCTGATAGCAATAACGATACTTTGACATTTGCTGGTGGCACTAATGTTAGCATAACAACTAATGCAAGTACTGATACCGTTACGATTAATTCAACAGACCAATTCACAGGTACAGTAACATCAATAGCCACAGGTTCAGGATTAACAGGGGGAACGATAACAACATCGGGAACTATTAGTCATGGCAATACTTCTTCACAAGGTAGTGTGAATAATAGCGGAGGTACAGTAATACAAGACGTAACACTTGATGGTTTTGGTCATGTAACTGGGTTAGTTTCTGCTGACTTGGATAGCAGATATGTAGACCTTTCAACAAATCAAACTGTTAGTGGTCAAAAGACGTTTAATGATGCAATAATTATACAAGATTCAAATCCAAATGAATTTAACTTTTTAGGATTTAAACAAGCCACAGCAGGAAGCCCTGGCTTAAATGGTCATACATCTATAAGTCCTTTCGGTTCTAATGGATTGGCAATTCGATACAATCAAGCACCTGCTCAAAATAAGATTATACAGTTATCATCAAATCTTATAACTGCTGACAATCTAACGAGAAACTTTGAGTTTCCAAACACAAGTGGTACAATAGCATTAACAAGCGACATAAACGACACCTTAGATAGCGTAACAGACAGAGGTGCTACAACATCTAATGCTATAACAGTTGGAGGTGCAACAGTAAACGGCGACCTAACCGTAGACACAGACACGTTATTTGTTGATTCTACCAATAATCACGTAGGCATTGGCGAATCAGATCCTGACCATAAATTGCACGTTGTATCAAATGAGCAATGTCCTGCATTGTTTGAAAGCACGATATCAGGTGGAGGCATAGCTTTAATGGACTCAACAACCACCAACGATGAGCAGGTAGGTATAGGAGCGTTTGGCAATAATCTATGCTTTAGAGCAGGCGGTGATGCTGATGGCAATATGCGCTTACATTCTACTGGGAACTTGACGATAGGTGGCAACCTTTCTGATTCAGGGAATAGACTTGATGTTCGGGGTGATACTACAATAAACGGAGAACTTAAAATAAACAAAACAAGTGGCGGTCATTTATTTTTAGATGATACAGATACTATTGGTCCTATATCTTCATATATTCTAATGAGGAATAATGCTAATGCACCTCAAGCTATTTTAGGGACAGTAGGGGGCGATTTAAGAGTAGGGACATATACTACAAAGCCTGTTGATATAAGAACTGATAATACTACAAGATTACTTGTAGGTACTTCTTCAATTATCAGTTATTTAGACACCACAATAAACGGCGACCTAACCGTAGACACCGACACTCTATTCGTTGATGCTAGTACTAATCGGGTAGGCATAGGGACGGATAGTCCGAGTGCTACGCTTGACGTTGTGGGCTCGTTAAATGTAAGTGATGGAACTTCTACTCTAAGATTTGTTAATTCAGCAGGTATCGGATTAATTGGTACATTATCAAACCATTCTTTAGGTATAAGAACCAACAACACCGAACGAATGCGCATCGACTCTGCGGGGAATGTTAGTATGACAGGAAACCTATCTGTTACTGGCTCTTTATCAAAAGGCTCAGGCTCATTCAAAATTGACCATCCATTACCCGAAAAGAAAGACACGCATAACCTTGTTCACTCATTTGTTGAAGCACCACAGGCAGACAACATTTACAGAGGCAAGGTTGAACTATCAGAGGGTAAGGCAACGGTAAACCTAGACGAAGCAGGTCGTATGACAGAAGGCACGTTTGTCCTCTTAAACGGAAACATTCAATGCTTTACAAGTAATGAAAGCGGATGGACTGCAATAAGAGGTAAGGTAGAAGGGAATATATTAATCATAGAGGCGCAGGATGCTGAATGCACAGATACTATTTCATGGCTTGTTATTGGCGAACGGATCGACCAACACATGATAGACACAGAATGGACAGATGAAAACGGTAGAGTAATAACAGAACCTTTAAAAAAAGTAGAAACAACTCCTGAAAACAACGACGAAGAGGAGGCAACAATAATTCAAGATAATTAATTAAATTTACAACTATGTTTAAAACAGAGAAATTAAAAACAATCGAAATCATTAACCTAGCTAGAGGATTTAATGAATTAGCAGTAGCAGGGGAACAAGAAGGTATGCCTGCGAAACTAAGCTACAAACTAGCAAGACAAATCACTAAACTTCAAGACGCTTCAAAGTCTTTTCAAGAGCAGGCAGAGAAACTGCTAAAAAAGTACGGAGAGGAAGAGAAGCAGGGCTCATACATGATTAAAGACGTTGAGGCTTACAAGTCCGATATGCAATCATTAGAAGCCATCGAAGAGGAGGTAGAACTTTTGTCTGAAAAAATTAAACTAGATGAAATCGAAGGTGTGAAGGTGAAAACTAGCACAATGATTGCACTAGAGAAATTCATAGAAGCATAGCATTATGGACATCAGGAAGATATCAATAGGTCCTGACTATAAGTCTAGTGCTATGCACTACATAGTAGGGCAAGAGGTCCTTGGGGGTGATTACAGAATACACCTAATTAGGTCAGAAGAGGACGGCATAAAGATTTGGATAGAGAAAGAGGAGGAAGTTTTCCTATGGAAAAGGTTTACGATTACAATGCCTGTTTCAATTGAGTACAATATAAATCTATGAGGTCGTTAGATAATTTCCTAGTAAAGCCAAAGGACAACAAAAGATACGATAACACAAAAGAGATAGGAGGAATAGAGCTAATCATCAGCACATCTGAGGAGAGCCATGAACACTCGAACAGATTCGCAGAAGTTTTCTCAACACCTATCAGGTACGATGGTCCAATACAAAGGGGTGACACCCTTATTGTGCATCATAATGTGTTTAAGTTCTACAACGACATGAAGGGCAGACGCAAAAGCGGTAGAAGCTACTTCATGGATGACTTGTTTTTGGTAGACATAGACCAGTTCTATATGTACGGTAGAGACGGTGAATGGTACGCACATGATAGGTTCTGCTTTGTGGAGCCTATTCCTGTTGAGGAGTCTTACATCTTTAAGCCAATAAAGAGTGAGCCACTAATGGGTGTAATGAGATACCCTAATGAGTATCTAAGGTCAATGGGTGTTAATGAGGGCACAAAGGTGTCATTCAAGCCAGACAGTGAGTATGAGTTTGTAATAGACGGAAAGACTATGTACAGAATCTATGACCATCATGTAACAATGACGCTATGAACGTAAAGGAGACAAAGCAGAAGATCATTGAAGCGGGTCATAGAGCTGTTGAGCAGCTAATAAAGGTCGCTAAGGAGGATATTATTAAGCATGACCCAGAGGATGAGCTAAGTGCTGATAGGCTGAAGAATGCGGCAGCTACAAAGAAGCTTGCCATATTCGATGCCTTTGAGATACTCAACAGAATAGAGGCTGAGAGAGAGGCATTGGAGTCGCTAGATAGTGCTCCAAACGAGAAGGTAGATAACAAACAAGGATTTGCAGAGAGAAGGTCAAGAAAATAGTATATACAGGGAACTACCTGAATACGTACCTAAGAACTCCCTTTCAAAGAAAAATAAGGCGAAGTCTTGGCATTACGGCTATGATGAGAAGCATGACATGGTCGTTATCTCTAAGAGCGGTCAGATTGGTGATGTGGTAGAGATATCTGGACTAAAGATAGCACTACCTCTAAAGCCAAACAAAGTTTACAAGAGAAGCGACAAGCATTCATTACAGTACTGGGAGAGGAAAGAACTACCGAATGAGCTGTCGAAAATACAGTCAATATTCCAATGGAATGAGATGCCAAAGGAGTTTAAGGCTAGGTGGGTTGACTACATAGAGCAGGAGTTCGACAGAAGAGAGGAGGGCTTTTGGTTCATGAATAATGGGAAGCCATGCTACATGACTGGTACACATTATATGTACCTCCAATGGTCTAGCATTGACATTGGCTATCCTGACTTTAGGGAGGCTAACAGACTTTTACATATTTTTTGGGAGGCTTGTAAGGCTGACAAGCGTAGCTTCGGGATGGTTTATTTAAAAATTAGACGCTCTGGATTTTCATTTATGTCATCATCAGAGTGTGTGAACACAGCAACATTAGCTAGAGACGCTAGAATAGGGATACTATCAAAGACTGGGGGTGACGCTAAGAAGATGTTTACCGACAAGGTTGTACCTATAAACAGTAAGCTACCCTTCTTCTTCAAGCCTATTATGGACGGTATGGACAAGCCGAAGACTGAGCTTGCCTATCGTGTACCTGCCTCTAAGATTACGAAGAAGAATATGCACGATGTTGCCGACAGCGACATTGATGGGCTTGACACTACCATTGACTGGAAGAACACAGACGACAACTCATACGATGGTGAGAAGCTGTTATTGTTAGTTAGTGATGAGAGCGGTAAATGGCTCAAGCCTAATAATATCCTAAATAACTGGAGAGTAACAAAGACCTGTCTTCGATTGGGTAGCAAGGTAATTGGTAAGTGCATGATGGGGTCAACCTCAAACGCACTAGACAAGGGTGGTGAGAACTTCAAGAAGCTATACTATGACTCTGAGGTGACGAAGAGGAGTAAGAACGGTCAGACAAAGTCTGGTCTATATTCTCTTTTCATACCAATGGAGTGGAACATGGAGGGATTCATAGACATCCATGGTATGCCAGTGTTGAGGACTCCTGACAAGCCTATTATGGGGGTTGATGGGGAGAAAATATATCAGGGGGCGATTGACTACTGGGAGGCTGAGGTTGAGTCATTGAAGAATGACCCAGACGCACTAAACGAGTTCTATCGTCAGTTCCCTAGGACAGAGTCTCATGCATTTAGAGATGAGAGTAAGCAGTCAATATTTAACCTCACAAAAATCTATCAGCAGATAGACTACAATGACTCGATGATTGACAGCCACTACACGACTAGAGGAAGTTTTAGTTGGAAGGATGGTATAAAAGACACTGAGGTAATATTCTCTCCAAATAAGAACGGTAGGTTCTTAGTGGGGTGGGTTCCAGAGAAAGGGCTTCAGAACGCATATACCCAAAAGAACGGACAGAAGTATCCTGCCAATGAGCATATTGGTGCGTTTGGTTGTGATAGCTATGATATATCAGGAGTAGTTGGAGGAGGAGGGTCTAATGGTGCATTGCATGGGCTAACTAAGTTTAACATGGACAATGCTCCTAGCAACGAGTTTTTCTTAGAGTATATAGCAAGACCTCAAACTGCTGAGATGTTCTTCGAGGACGTTCTGATGGCTATTGTGTTCTATGGTATGCCTATACTTGCTGAGAACAACAAGCCAAGGCTACTGTACTACCTAAAGAACAGGGGATACAGGGGTTACTCAATGAACAGACCCGATAAGGTGTATAATAAGCTATCTAAGACGGAGAAAGAGCTTGGTGGTATTCCTAACACCAGTGAGGATGTTAAGCAGTCTCACGCATCTGCTATTGAGTCATACATAGAGAAGTATGTTGGGGTTGATTTGGATGGCACACACAGAGACACTGAGACGATTGGAACTATGCCATTTAATAGGACTTTAGAGGACTGGGCAAGGTTCGACATAAACAATAGAACAAAGCATGATGCTTCGATTAGTTCTGGGTTAGCTGTAATGGCTTGTCAGAAAAACCTTTACCAACCACAGCAAAAAGAGCAGTCAAAAATTATCGTTAAATTTGCATCATACAATAACAAAGGTGTTAGAAGTGAAATCATTAGATGAAAGAAGTAAAAATAGATATTAAAGCAACAAGTTTTCCTAGTCAGTTCGTATCTGACTCTGAAAAAGCTTCATATGATTTTGGCTATCAAGTGGGAGCCGCCATCACTTACGAATGGTTCAAAAAAGACGGGAATCAGTGCAGATATTACAACCAATGGAGAGACTTCCATAAGCTAAGACTGTATGCTAGGGGAGAGCAATCTACTGCTAAGTACAAGAGTGAGTTAGCTATTGATGGTGACTTATCCTATCTAAACCTTGATTGGACTCCAGTTCCAGTAATTCCTAAGTTCGTTGACATTGTTGTTAACGGTATGTCTGACAGATTGTTTAAGATCAAGGCATACTCTCAGGACGCTATATCTCAACAGAAGAGAAGCGAGTTTCAGCAGATGATTCAGTCGGAGATGGTAGCTAAACCAGTTCTTGAGATAGTTCAAGAAAGGTCTGGGGTTGACCCTTTTATGATGGACCCAGATGAGATGCCGCAGACTGATGAGGAGTTGTCATTGTATATGCAGCTTAACTACAAGCCTGCGATAGAGATAGCCGAAGAAGAGGCTATCAACACCTTACTAGAAGAAAACAAGTATGTAGACCTTAGAAAGAGGTTAGACTATGACCTAACAGTATTAGGTGTTGCTGTAGCCAAGCATGAGTTTCTACCTGGAGCTGGTGTTGAGGTTTCTTATGTAGACCCTGCCAATGTGGTTTACAGCTACACTGAAGACCCACACTTTAAGGACTGTTTTTATTGGGGAGAAATTAAGACCCTGCCTATAACTGAGCTTATGAAGATTGACCCTAGCCTTACCAAGGAGCAACTAGAGGAGATATCTAAAAGCAGCCAAAGCTGGTATGATTATTATAACGTAGCACAGTTCTACGAGAACGATATATTCTATCGTGACACTTGTACGTTGATGTACTTCAACTATAAGACCACTAAGAAGATTGTTTACAAGAGAAAGGTAACTGAGACTGGCTCTGTTAAGTTCATTGAGAAGGACGATACATTCAACCCTCCAGATGAGATGATGGAGGAAGGCAAGTTTGAGAAGGTTGAGAAGACTATTGATGTATGGTATAATGGCGTTATGGTCATGGGAACAAACTACCTGCTCAAGTGGGAGATGGCTGAGAATATGGTAAGACCAAAGTCTTCATCTCAGCACGCACTGCCTAACTATGTTGCTGTAGCTCCTAGAATGTATAAGGGTGTAATTGAGTCGTTGGTGAGAAGGATGATTCCTTTTGCTGACCTGATTCAGATGACACACTTGAAGCTTCAGCAAGTAATATCTAGAGTTGTCCCAGATGGTGTATACATTGACGCTGACGGGCTTAACGAGGTTGACTTGGGTAATGGTCAAGCATACAACCCTGAAGACGCTCTGAGGCTTTATTTCCAGACGGGTTCAGTTATTGGTAGAAGCTACACTCAGGAGGGTGAGTTCAATAACGCTAGAGTTCCTATTACACAGTTAACGTCAAATTCAGGCGCTTCTAAGACACAGATGCTATTAGCCAACTATAACCACTACCTAAACATGATTAGGACAGTGACGGGTCTTAATGAGGCTAGAGACGGTAGCACACCAGACCCTAACTCATTGGTTGGTCTACAGAAGTTGGCAGCGCTAAATTCAAACACAGCGACAAGACACATATTAGACGGAAGCTTGTTTATGTTCAGAACCATTTCTGAGGGCCTATCGTATAGAATAGCGGATATATTAGAATATTCAGACTTTAAGGAAGACTTTATCAACAGGATAGGTAAGTACAATGTATCAATACTAAACCAAATAAAAGACCTTTATATATATGACTTTGGTATTTTCATTGAGGTAGCACCAGATGAGGAGGAGCAGGCGAAGCTAGAGCAGAACATACAGGTTGCATTATCTAGGAATGACATTAATCTTGAGGATGCTATTGACATTAGAGAGATTAAGAACATCAAGGTTGCCAATCAGCTTTTAAAAATGAAACGCAAGCAGAAGGATGAGAGAGAGCAACAAAAGGCTATGCAGATGCAGGCAATGCAGTCTCAGCAGAATATGCAGTCTCAACAGATTGCAGCAAGAACTGCCATGCAGAAACAGCAGATGGATGCTAGGTCTAAGATGGAGGTTAAGCAAGCCGAGGCAGCATTTGACATACAAAAGATGCAAAATGAGGCACGGCTTAAGATGATGCTAATGGCCAAAGAGTTTGAGTATCAGCAACTATTAGCTGGCGTAAATGCAGAGGCATTGAAAGGTAGAGAAGAAATGAAGGAGAAGGCTAAAGATGATAGAGTAAGTCTACAGAATAGCCAACAGTCTAAGTTAATTGATCAGAGAAAGAATAACCTACCTCCTATGGAGTTTGAGTCTAATGAAGATTCGCTAGATGGTTTCGATTTCGCTGAATTTAACCCAAGATAGCATAAATAAAAAAGTATTAATTTTGTATAAAATATAATCAAATGGAAATTAAAGTAAAAGAAGTTGATGGCATAGAAAGCAAATCCAAACAAGAAGTAGAGGAGGCGTTACTAAGCCAACAAGAGGAGCAGGATGTTGAAGAGACCACTGAAGAGGTTGTCGCTGAAGACACGGTTGAAGAAATAACTGAAGAGGTTAGTGCAGATAATGCACAGACTACTGAGGCTCCAGAACTAAAAGAAGAAGACGTTCTTTCATTTATTAAGAATAGGTACGACAAGGAGATTTCATCTGTCGAGGATTTGTTTGCTCAGAAGGAGAGTAACGATGACATCCCAGAGGATGTGTCTGCATACTTGGAGTACCGAAAGAAAACTGGTCGAGGGTTCGATGACTACCTAAAGCTCAATAGAGACTTTGAGTCAATGAATGAAGACCAGTTGCTAAAAGAATACCTGACTACTACTGAGGATGGTCTTGATGAGGAGGACATTGACATCCTAATGCAAGACTATAGCTATGATGAGGATTTAGACGATGATTCGGATATTAGAAAGGTAAAATTAGCGAAGAAAAAAGCGATTGTAAAGGCTAAAAAGTTTTTCAATGAGCAGAAGAGTATGTATAAAGAGCCCCTTGAGTCAAGTACGGCTTCCATGTCTCAGAGCGAAACAGAAGAACTTAAAGCTTATAAACAATATATAGAGCAATCTAAGAGCCAAGAGGAGGAGCTTAGGCGTAAGAGAGATTGGTTTCTAAACAAGACCGATAACCTTTTCAATGATGATTTCAAAGGTTTTGATTTTAAAATTGAAGACAAGAAACTCACTTATAGCCCAACTTCAAGTCCTGAAGAACTCAAGAAAACTCAGTCCGATAGTTCTAACTTCTTAAAGAAGTTTATGAACAAGGATGGTTTGATTGAGGATGTGACAGGATACCACAAGGCTATGGCAGTAGCCATGAACCCAGAAAGGTTTGCTAAGTTCTTTTATGAGCAAGGCAAGTCAGAAGCCACTGATGATGTTACTAGGAAGATTAAAAACGTGAATATGTCTGATCGTAGAGCACCAGAGGTTACTAAAAGAGAAGGGTTCCAAGTTCGCTCAGTAAACCCCGACTCAGGTCGAGGATTAAAAGTAAAGAGTAGAAACAAAAACTAAGAAAAAACAATTATTATGGCAGGTTCAGTTCAAGCAACCCCAGGTTTCGATATTCAGCCATCTGCACAGCAGGTCGCTTTATCGACAAATTATATTTCTGATTTCAATTTTTTGAATCAGTATCTTCCTGACACTTACGAAAAAGAGTTCGAGCGTTATGGAAATCGTACAATAAGTTCTTTCCTCCGAATGGTAGGTGCAGAACTTCCGTCAAACTCAGACCTTATCAAATGGGCAGAGCAAGGACGTTTACACATTAAGTATGACAGTGTGGGTACTGCTGCATCAGCAGGAGACGACACCGCTACTTTTCAAGTAAACGACACTCTTGATCCAAACAGAGCAGGTCAAGGCTTAACTGCTGGCGCTATCGCTATCAGAGTTGGTCAGACGGTATTTATTTCTCAGAATGGAGGCACTAAAGGAAGCAACAAAGGTGTTGTTACTGCTGTTGATACAGCTAACGGACAATTCGATGTTGCATTCTATGAGGCTGGTGGTCTAGCTGTAGCTGGTACAGGATTAGCTAACGCTGACGTTACCATTTTCATCTATGGTTCTGAGTTTAAAAAAGGTTCTGAAGGAATGCAGGGATCTTTGGAGGCATCTGACGATATCTTCGAGAACAACCCAATCATCTTGAAAGACAAGTATGCTGTATCTGGTTCTGACATGGCTCAAATCGGATGGGTAGAAGTTACTACTGAGAACGGTGCAACTGGCTACTTATGGTACTTAAAGAGTGAGCATGAGACTAGATTGAGATTCGATGACTACTTAGAAACAGCAATGATTGAAGCAGTTCCTGCTGAGACTGGTTCTGGTGCTATCGGTGCTTCAGTTGGTCTTAAAGGTTCTGAAGGTATCTTCTACGCAGTAGAGAACAGAGGTAACGTGTGGGCAGGTGGAAACCCAACTACTCTTGCTGAGTTCGACACTATCGTAGCTAGATTGGATAAGCAAGGTTCTATTGAAGAGAACGTATTGTTCGTTGATAGAGATTTCTCTTTCGACATTGATGATATGCTTGCTTCATTGAACGGTTACAACCCATCAGGAGCTTCTAACGCTGCTTCTTTCGGTTTGTTCGACAATGACTCTGAGATGGCATTGAACTTAGGATTCTCAGGATTCCGAAGAGGTTATGACTTCTACAAGTCTGACTGGAAATACTTGAATGATCCTACAATGCGGGGTGGTCTACCTACAGGAGCAGGTTCTGGCCGTGTGAACGGTCTACTTGTGCCAGCGGGTTCAACTACTGTTTATGACCAAATCCTTGGTAAAAACGCTAAGAGACCATTCTTGCACGTTAGATTCAGAGCTTCTGAAACTGAAGACAGACGTTACAAGACTTGGATTACAGGTTCAGCAGGTGGAGCCGCTACTAGCGATTTAGACGCTATGGAGGTTAACTTCTTGTCTGAGAGAGCTGTATGTACCATGGGTGCAAACAACTTCTTCTTGTTCCAAGACTAATAAACAATTCAAACAAGGGGTCGCAAATTGTGGCCTCTTGTTTATTTACTAATTGAAATTAAATTATATAAAATGAAAAAAGTAGAATATGTAGACAAGGTCTACAAACTCACCAGAAGTGCAGCACCATTATCTTTTATGCTGCCAGTTAAAAACTCAAGAAGATTCCCACTATTACACTTTGATGAAGAAAAAGGCACTAACCGTGCTTTGAGGTATGCTAGGAATCAAAAATCACCATTTGAAGATGAGCAGGATGGCAACGCAATTATTGAGGCCATCATCTTTGAAGATGGTATGTTAAGAGTGCCACGCACCAACCCTGTCCTACAGCAGTTTTTACATTATCACCCATTCAACGGTGTTAAGTTCATTGAGGTGAACACAGAGAAGGATGCTGAAGAAGAAATGAATAAACTAAACATCGAGGTGGACGCTTTAGTTGAAGCAAGGGCATTAAGTATTCAACAGATGGAAACAATATGTAGAGCCGTATTTGGCAAAGACCCATCTACGATTACTACTGCCGAGCTAAAGCGTGACATCTTGGTTTTTGCTAGAAGAGACCCACATGGCTTTATGGACTCTATTAATGACCCAGACACTAGATTGCATGGTATTATCCATGAGCTATTGAACGAGGGATTCATTAGATATAGAAATAACAGGAGAGATGTTTACTTCAACACCGACAATAATAAGAAGAAAATGATGACGATTCCGTTCGGAGAAGACCCGATTAATGCTATCGCATCATATTTTAAGACAGATGATGGTGTCGAAGTTTTGGAAAGTCTAGAAACTTTATTAGATTAGCATAAAGTTTTGTTATTTCTCATGATTAAGGGGGTCTCAAAATGAGACCTCTTTTTTTTAGTATCTTTGTAAAAACATTTGCAAATGATTAACTCAGTAAGGAATACAGTTCTATCTATACTGAATAAGAACAACTATGGTTATATGCCCCCATCGGACTTTAACCTGTTCGCAAAACAAGCTCAGTTAGAAATATTTGATGAATACTTTTCTAGATATAATAGGTCAATAAACCTAGAGAATGCTAGGCAATCAGGCGTTGGATATGCCAATGGAAAGAAAGCCAATGAGGAGGCTATTGATGTATTTTCAGAAACAAAGTATCTAAAGCAAAGCGGAGCGAATAAGTTCTTCTTACCAAGCATCACCACCACTGGTGATGACTACTACATGATTAACACAGTTGTCTGTTATACAAGCGTATTGGCAGAAGGGTCAGCTACATCCACGGTGTCTGGTTCTATTGCTGACACTAATGCAGACTTTGTTGGTGATGGTGTAAGGGTTGGTGACATTATATCTAATACCACTGACAAGGTTACTACGATAGTGACAGGGCTTACTAGCGACACACAGTTGGCTGTAGAAGACGATATCTTTGAGTTTGGTGATAGTTATGTCATTCACTCTCAAAGTGTCTACAAGGAGGCTGAGAAGGTGTCACAGAAGGACATCAGACTTCTGAATGTGTCTTTGCTAACTGCACCATCAAACTCGTTCCCAGCATACGCTCAGGAGGGTTCTTTAATGACGGTTTATCCATCCACGATTGACGAGCAGGGAGCTGTCTTGGTACAGTACTTAAGGTATCCGAAAGACCCTAAGTGGACATACATTAGCCTTGAGAGAGGTGAGCCTGTGTTCAACCCGTCTGCGGCAGACTATCAAGACTTTGAGCTACCAATTGAGGATGAGCCATTATTGGTTACGAAGATATTGCAGTATGCAGGTCTATCAATTAGAGAGGCGCAGGTAGTTAACTATGGTGCGCAAGAGGAAGTAAAGGATATGCAAAAATAATTATTAGATGGCTTATATATCACAGTTTGATTATTACACACAAGAAAGCAACCATGGATCATACCAATATGTGAGCCTTGAGGATGTTGTCAATAACTTCATGTTAATGTATCA